TTTAGAAAAAGTTTGTCTAGCGTTTTGTGTATCTTGTACTTCTAGTTTAAATACATCCACCTCTAGCTCTTTCATCTTAACTTCAAAATCAGCTTCAGCTTTTTTTAACTCAAGCATCTGTTCAGGTGTTGCATTATTTAAAGCTTTTTGTATTTCTTTAGGTTCGTTCTTACAACCCAATACATCTGCAATCATGTTTGCAGCCATACCGCCCATAGGGCCTCCTAGTGCTGTACCCAAGGTTGGTGCTACTGATCCAACTAAATTTTTAAGTAGTGCTTTCATATATCCTCCAAAGTAAATATTTTTAAAGGTTTACTAATACCTTTAACTTCTATTGGTTTTAATGATTTTAGCTCAAAACCACAATTTTTTGCAGTTTCCTCTGCAATTATTAAATCTTTGCCTACAGTTTTACAACTAGATTCGCATCTAGCAGCTATATTTACAGCAGATCCAATAGCCGTATAATCAAATCTAGTAGAAGACCCACAGTTACCAATTACAGCTTCACCAGTATTAACTCCTACACCTATTTCAACTCCAACATCAGAAGATCTAAAGTTATCTTGTATTTCTTTAGCGCACATAACAGCAGCTTGCTCATGATTATCTAAATCAAGAGGAGCATTAAATATAGCCATCATGGCGTCGCCAATATATTTATCAACCATACCTCCATACTTTTTAACCGCATCTGATTGAATTGTAAGAGCTTTGTTCATAATTTGAGTTACTTGTTCAGGTTCCATACTTTCACTCATAGCAGTAAACCCACGAACATCAGTAAATAAAAAAGTACATCTTTTCTTTTCACCACCTAACTTTAGTAGACTAGGATTAGATTGCAAAGCCTTCACTTGTCTAGGATCTAAGTAATGCTCAAATTGTTTTTTAATCTGTTGTCTTAATTTGTATTGCTCTCTGAATCTTATGTAAAAAGCAACACTTGCAGTAGTAAACTGAGATATTAAACCCCAAGTGACATCAATCAATACTCCCTTTTGTATTGTATAAACGCCAAAGAAGGCCGTAGACGCAAAAACTACACCAAAGAATGATATACCAGCGGTTATACCAAAAACATTCAGAGCAAGCCAAACAAACACTACAGAAAACAAAAAAATTAATATTTCTAAAGCAAGTGCATAATCAGGTATGTAAGGGCTATCTTGTATCAATATGCTTTCTGCTAATGCTGCTTGTATTTTGTGCGGTTCTAACAAACCTGCGGGTGTGGCAATTTGAGGCATAATCCCTTTTGCTGTAAACCCTACAAAAACAAATTTATTTTCTACATCCATTTCAGCAAGATTAGTTTGTGGTGTGTTAACCCAACTTACCCATTTACGACCTAATGAATCTACTGGTACTGAAGGCAACCCTTTTACCCTTACTTCTTCTAGACCATTATCATTTGTTTTTATAATGTAAGTATCAGCTCCAGTTAAAATTTTTAAAACTTCTGTACCGTATGTTGATACCCAACCGTCAGGTGTACGCATTAAAAGAGGTAGTCTACGAACCAAATTATCTACATCTGTCCTGGCTACTGCTAAACCCTGACTGGCGTTGGCTTTTAAAATATCTATATTTTGTATTACACCTTCAGACATAATGCCTCCGCTTTCTGGTCCCAGAATGACTGTCCCAGAGGTAGGCGGGTAATCACCCTTTCCCTCAAACATAGCAATAACACTTGGAGAAAAACTTAAAGCTTCTGTAAATTCAAAATCACCACCAAATCTGTCTGGTTGCGGAAAGGCTATAACCCACCCTACACCTAACGCACCTTTTCTTAATAAATTAATGTGTATTTGAGCTAATGTTTGCCTAGACAAAGGATAGCCCCCTTCATTAGTAATATCACTCTCATTTATATTAAGAATTACAAAATTACCTGAAGATTGTTTATCTGTTACCAGCGAATCAAAAGTTTTCAACTTTAATATTTCATAAGCCGTAGGTTGAAAATAATAAGTTGCACCAAGTAATATAAATAAACTTACAAATATTATTGTTTTTTTCATCCTGATCCTTGTTTAATTTTTATTGTAGTTGAAGATCCACCATTTATTTTAACCGTATTAGTTACTCCATCTTGTATAAGTATAATCGTATAACTATCAGATCCATCTAAATCTAATTTAGCACTTTGACTAACGGTTCTTGTTAGACTTATGTTCTGACCGGATATGATTGTAGTTATCTGAGTATCTTTATCTTGTCCTATTTCTGTACCAACAATACGTATACCAACACCACCTTGCTTCAAAGAGTCTTCTTCTTTTGTTATAGCTAGTGCATCAAGAACATTAAGTAAATCTTCAAAAAAATTAACATCTAAATAATTTACATCTAATTCTGTAAACTCTAATTCTTCTTCTGCATCTAAAAAATCTTCGTTAAGAAAGTCTATATCAAGATCATTAAAGTCTAAGTAATCTGCGGAAGTTTGCGTTTGTGTTTGCTCCAAAGATTCTTGTGTTTGTTCAGGAGGATTAACAATAAGCATGTTGTCTATTAGATCTAATGTAATATCTAACTCTACGGGTGCTGTAGGATTATTTTCAAAAACAGATACCGTAGTGGCTTGATAGGGTTTGTTTAGTGTCACACTACCCATACCAGTAGAAACTATTATTTCTCCACTAGATATACCGTTTTCATCTGGCAATAGTATTACAAGAGATCTACCTAACTCATCTACCGTACAAGTAAAGTCTGTACCTCTGATAGCTATATCTGCGGTAGGAGTTCGTATGGATATATTGCTTTTGTTATTAAATTTACCTGTAATAAATCTTGCTGTACCGCTAGCAAACTTGAGCGCCATCTTTGATTTAGATGGATCAGGATCGTAGATGTATTCGTCTATAACCAGTTTGGAATGTTCGGTTAGTTTTACTGTAGAGCTATCTTCAAAGGTTATGGCAACTCTGCCCGCTTCTGTACGAACATCATCCATTTGTTGGATATCAAATTGTAATTCAGCCCCGTAAGTTTTGTCTCTGAGGATTTGTGCGTTGCCCCTAACTTCAGATATAGAACCTATATCAACAGACGAATGAAGTTGTTGCGTCTGACTGAGTAACGCAAACAGTACCATTAGAGCCAGCAGATGTAATTTTAAGCCAGTCATTATCAGATGTAGACTCCTGATCTATATTAAATGTTCTTGATGCTCCTGTATGATCTAGGTAGAAATATCCACCAGCATAACCATCTCCATCATAGGTAACGGTATTATCATTACCATCAATATCCATATAGTTAGTTGCGCCATCTACATCTATAGATGATGTTATTGTGTTTCCTGAACCTTGTACGATCCAATCTAAATCTAAATTAGCTGCTAGTGCAGTCATAGCATGATTCAAAGTCATAGTGTTCGTACTACCCGTAACCTGGACATTCACGTTAGAGCCATCAGCTCCGGTTGCATTTGTTTCGTCTGTAGACATATTAAAAGTGTTGGTATCACCAATAAATGAAAAGTAGCCTGTATAAGTATCGGCCCATATATCGCCAAGAAATTTATTTGTATTACCTTTTTGCAATATATCTAAGGTCATAGTTGCACCATCTAGATCTAATGGTGTCATATTAGAAGGTCCTGCCGCAGCATCCGATCCCCCAATAATGTTACCACTACCACCAACTTGTTCTATATCTAAGTTAGACGTTGCACCTGATTGCGTTATATATACCTCGTTGTCTGCTGTCACCACATTCAAAGATATAAGTAAAAACAATAAGCTAATTACCGTTCTTTTTCTTCCAATAGCCTTGTTCATATCCTTCCTCTATTGTTTGTAAGACAGCTGTCTCGATAGCCATCTGTAAAGCAATATTTATAGACTCATTCTCTACCATACCGCTCTCAATTTCAACTAATTCGGTATTATTTGAATAAAATTTGAACACATCAGAAGAGACAGCAGCACTTAATATTGACTTAGAAACTAGCACTTCTAATAGTATTTTCCCTGTACTAACAGATACGGTACGCAAAGAAATTGTTACAGAATCTTGTCTATACTCTTTGGAGGCTCCAATACCTAAATATCTAGCACCAGCACCACCTGATTTTATATTAGTTTCATACCCTATTACACCCCCCTCCATAATAAGACCAGCAAAAAGCAACGGTTTAACTTTTTGTTTTTCATCAAATGATTCTCTAGTTGTACGTATTAACTGCCTTTCTTTTGTTAAATTATCTAAACCTTTTCTTTCTACTACATCAAATACATTTGAATGTTTTAAGGCCCTAATTAGGTATGCATCAGGAGATTGTGTTATTGCCGTACTAAAACTAGCGTACTGACTATTAGATCTACGTTGACCTGTATCGTCTTTAAAAGATTTACCATATACAGCTACTACAGGTTTTTTTTCTGGTTTTGGTAATTCTGATAATTTTGTGAGCAAACTACCAACTTGAGCTAATTCAATAGATCTAACTGGTGGTATGCCGTTATCTAGAGGCGGTATAATTAAAGAACAACTAGAAAGTAAAAGAACCGAGAGGTACAGTAATTTCTGTTGTATTGCCTTCTTCATCTGTAATTATTAGTGTTACTTTGTCGTCCTCTACTCTATATTCTATAGTGTTACCTTCTAATTCCAGAGTACCAAAATCAGATGCAGTTTCACCAAACAAGCTATCAACTAACTGTCTGCTAAGTTGTGCATATATTCTACTCTCTAAGTTACGTATAAACCTAGCTAACGTAGTGTTCTCGGCCTCTCTTTCTAAGTCCTCTGTATATGCTTTGATTTCTTCTCGTATAGATTCTTTTCTATTAAACTCTTGGTTTTCTATAGTTAAGTAATGACTTGATGTGCCAACACCTGAGAAGCTAGGGTTTTTAAACTTGTGAGTCATCTCATCTGCTTGTACTGATAAAACAACAAACATAATAATTATCATGCAAGATATTAATAATATTTCATCAGGTCTTTTAGGGGCCATTAGTCTTTTCTCTGATCGTCTCTGTCAGCTTTTGCAATTTTATTGCTATCTATTAACTGAGGTACACCTAGTATGGTTTTGATTAATGTATCTTGTCTAATTATCTCGTTATCAAGAGATCTGACTCTATCTATAAGTGCAACTAGGATCCCGTGTTGTGAATCTAACTTTGTACCTAGTCTTTGTTCCATCTGTTCTATTTGATCTGCAACCTTATCATCTAAAACATCTAACTTTGTTTCCATACCGTCAATAATACGGTTAATTAGTTTCCAAATAAAGAATCCCAACCCTAACGCAGCAGCTATTGGAAAGCCTACTTCGTTAATAAATTGAACTGCTTGGTCCATTAATCTACCGGAGTATGTAGACCTTTTTCAATAAGAATGTCCCTGTTATGCATGTGTTCAGCTTCTACGTCATCTTTTGATTGACCATGATAGGCTACCGCCAGGTGGCATTTAATCATCATTTGATTAATGTTTTTATTGTCAACGACAACATCACCTAAGACTCTGCCGTATTTTCCTTTAGAATCCTTAAGCTTTGTTTGTATGACTACTTTTTTTCCGTCCTCAATAGCTTCTTTTAAGAAAGCCCCAGCCATTTTTCCTCTAGCCTTTTCATCTTTATTACGAGTACGTGACTCGGGAGTATCAATACCATATAAGCGAACACGACACTTATGAAGAATATCAAAGCCAAGATCCAAAACAACATCAACGGTATCTCCATCAACAACTCTTTCCACTTTACAAGAATATTCATACATTAGATGTACCTAGTAGCTATAATACATGTAATAAGAACTGGATAGATACCCCATATAAGAGCTTCTAGTCTTTTAAATTTAGCAGATCCTTCATCAAGTCTTTTTTCAATATACTCAAACCTAATAGCAGATTCTCTTTCGTATACTTTTAAAGATGTTATGTCAGAATCTTCTGTAGTCATTTATCGTCTTTTACTCTTTTGGTTGTGTAAGCTTCATTAACATCAGGTGTTGATTCATCATCACCAACAAACTTCCCATCTTCATCTCTAGCTCTAACTTGAACTCTTTTAGTGCCAGTAACTTTATCTACTAATTTACCCCACCACTTCATTACTTATCCTTGGCCTTGCCAATATTTAAAGCTAAAAAATCTATTAGCTTATACAATTTTGCTAACCATTTATCTCCTTGAGGAGTTGGTGTAACCGCAGCTAAAAGTGAAGCTATAGCTATGATAGCCGTTACCCACATAAATAAATTAATCCACATCATTACTTTTCTCCTATCTTTTTAGTAATTGATTCAACTTGGGTTTCTTCTTGTTGGGCAGCTTCTGCCATTTTTTTAATCTGTTCCATAGTTTGTTTGCGTAAAGCAGCTATGGCTTCTATTTCAGAACCTTTCCAAGCACCCCTTTCTGTTGCTACGTCTAATATTTGTAGCACGTTTACAAAATATTGTTGTTCCATAATTTATCCTAATTTTTTACTTACTATTGATGGAGAAACTTGTTCTCCTATTATGTTGTCTATATTTTCTTTATAAGCTGTAATCTTATTCTCACCTAAAGCAGCCTCTACCCAACCTTGTACTTTTGAAGTGTCAAGACTAGACCAATTTGTAAAATTAGATAAATCAGATGTGTCTAAACTTACTAATCCATAAACTGAAGCTGTTATTGGATTTCCAAGAGAATCGTTATTAGCATCATCTGCTCCAGTTAGTCTCCAATGAACCCCATTTACTACATTTGATTTACCGCTTTTTGTTGGATAAACATCACATTCAGAAATTTCCCAAGTATAATTTATTGCCATAATTTTATCCTTCTAAAGTTGTTATTCTAGCTTCTAATTCTTGGACAGCTTTTATTAAGTAAGGTGTTAGCAACCCATAATCTATTGCCCAAGGTGTAGTGAAACCTTGTGAATTTTTATCATTACTACCAACTGTTACTACATTTGGTATATGCTCGTGTAATTCTTGTGCTATTAATCCTAGATCATGCCTACCATTAGTTTTCCAATCAAACTCTCTTACTTGCAGATTTTTTATAATATTTAATTGACTAGAAGCATCTGCAATATTTTCTTTTAAGTTTCTATCTGAACTGGTGTTATATCGTACGGCTGCACCTAAAGCGGTAATAGAACCTATAGTATCGCTTTGTCTTTGGAACTCCATAAACTTAGAACCATCACCAACATCTGCATCACCACTAAACTGAAATTGTGCTAAAGGTGCTACAGAAGATGTGATTGTTCCTCCAGAATTATTAACATATAAACCTGACTCTCCAGAAACGAGTTGTAAAATACTGACAGACCTATTACCTGTAGAGGTTGTGCCAATCGCCACCATGCCTCCCCCTTTTATCACCATCCTTTCGGCTGGAGCAGAACTATTATCTGAAGTAGTAAGAAACTGTAAGTCTCTACCGCTGTTAAATTTATAATTACCTTGTATTCTAGCATTTGCTCCATTGGCACTTGAACCATTAAAACAAATACCGCCCATCACACCATTTGCTTGGCTAATCGGTCCATTTCTACTAACTGAAAGAAACTGTCCGCCATCATCAGTAGCAGAGCCAGCAGAAGCCGTGCCTATAAAATGTGCTAAAGTTTTGTTGTCAGAAGTAGTAGTATTGTTTAAATCTATTAAAAAAGATGGACTTGTATTTCCTATGCCTACAGCACCCGCTGTTGAAATTGTTACATCAGCATCGTCTGAACCTGTACCGCAAGCAAAACCAAGACCATTATTATCACCATGAATAGAAAAATCTGGTCTAGTTCCATTACCTGTACCAAAACCTAAGTAAAAATTATCAGCAAACTGCATACCATTACCAGTAGAAAAAGTAGGAGTAGCCATACCGATACCAATATCGTCTGAACCAGCATTTACTACAAAAAGGTTAGCCTGACCATTGCCTTCAACTCTAAAGTCTACGTCTTGTGATTCATCATTAAATACTGTTTCACCCGCATCAAAAAGTAATCTTTGTCTTGAAGTTCCAGCGTTCATTACTTTAAATGATAAATAACCATCTTCTGTGCCGTCTGAGGCATCTAATATTTGTGTGAAAATTTGTGAATAAACAACATCCTGTGAATTATCGTTTCTTCCTTCAAAATCTATAGCTCCAACAAGGTCATTATCTGCTGGTGAACCAGAATTTCTATACATCCTAAGATTAGGTCCAACACTTGCATCTGCATCAGTAGTTGTAAGGGTTAAATTGTCGGTGTTATCTGCTAATGTAATTGTCGCTCCAGCAGAAGAAGTTATAGCACCATCTACTTGTAACGTAGAAGCCATATCAACCGCACCATCAATATCTACTATGTCTAGGTTAGATGTACCATCTACGTCAATACCTCCAGCTAAGTCTATGTCACCAGCTAAAGTGACTGTTCCTGTAACCCCTAAAGTACCGCCTACAGTCATATCATCTGTAACTGTTAGATCGTCTTGTACTTTTAGGTCTACTACAGAAAGACTGGCAAAAGCATCAACTACCGCAGCTCCTGAACCAGCTCCATCTAGGTAAACTGCTTTGGTATCTCCTGGAGGTATCGTTATATTAGCTCCAGAGCCTTGTGAAATAATAATATTTTGAGAACCACTTGTTCCGTTCTCAATAAATTGCATTCTGTTGATTGTGTTAGGTGCAATAGTAATTGTACAAGCTGAATCTAATGTGCCTGTGTACTTAACATACATAGCCCTTACTGGGTCTGTAGCTCCGTCTGCTATTGTAGATGTATGCGTATCTGCGTTGGTAGTGATTGCTTCTGTACCAAAGCCTAAAGCTTCGCCAATCAACTCTAAATTTGTATTTGTTGAAGTTCCCCAAGTTCCTGACTCGTCACCTGTGGCGATTTCTTTAAGTCTTAAATCATTTACATAAGTAGCCATTTATATCTCCGTTCATTTGATTATATTACCTTTCTTCTGCATAGTTAAGCAACATCTTCCCAGTTAGGTGTTTGCGTGTTATTTACACTACTAAATCCAGAAGATTGTGTGTCTGTAATATCACTATAATTAGGTGTTTGTGAGTCATCTACTAAACTATAAACAAATGGATTGCCTACTTCTCCTGTTGCAAAAACACCCGTTAAAGAAACTATAGCTTTAGCTACAGTAGCAGGAAATCCTACAGATCCTGTTGCAGAGACACCATCTACTGTAAATATTTCATTATGGTGTACTGTTACAGAACCTACAGATCCTGTCGCGCTAACGCCAGAAACAGACACATTTGCCTCACCATCTACATCAACTGATACAGATCCTAAAGTACCTACAGCGGTTGGCAGAGTAGCTACCGCTTGACCGTTAACTCCTACGCCTGATATAGCTCCAGTAGCTGATTGTCCAGTAGGCGTTACATTAGCCTCTGCATCAATAGAAGGTGTTCCTAAAGCACTTGTAGAAGATTGCCCAGATGGTGTGACGTTAGCTTCAGCATCTACTGTGACAGATCCTAATGCGCTAGTGCCTGACTGTCCTGTAAGAGCTATATTGGCTTCACAATCAAAAGTAGGTGTACCTACTGCTCCAGTACCTGCTTGTGAACTAGGTGTTGCATTTGCTTTTGCAACAACGGTTAAAGAACCAACCGCGCTTGTCGCAGCAAGTCCTGTAAGAGTAACAGGATTAGGCTCACCCCACGTATTAGAACCCCAGGTTCCACGACCCCAGCCTGTTATATTAGCCATAGGCTATTTAAGCGATTCTTATAATCGCTGTAGATGCCGCAGCTGCTGGAAATACAATTGTAAAGTCTCCAGCGGTTGAAGTCTTATCGCCACCAAAGTCAATTGTAGCTACTGATTTGTCACTATTAGTGTCGTTATAAATCAAACAACCTCTTGCTGTTACTGTTGCTGTTCCAAATGTTAAGTCAGCAAAATCAGTAAATCCTGTGGTACCGCCGCTTGTTGGTGCAACTTTAGTTAAAGCAGCTCCGCCTGCTGTATAGTTAGTGCCGCTTACTTCTTGTGAAGTTGAATAGGCAGTTGTAGTTGCCCCCATAGTGGCAGAACTTGTAAATAGAGCAAGTTTAAAAGCATTACCATTAGTAGCAAAGTTATGTGTTGCCGTTAACAGTTCTTTTTTAAAACTTGTAGTTAATGTAGATGTAATTGCCATATTTATACCCTTTTTATAATTTTAGCAATATCTTCTTCTCCAGACTTCATAAGCTCTTGAATTAAACTTGCTTTATAAGATTTTATAGCATTATTCAAGTAAATCAAACACACTCTATAAATTAAATCTCTATACGCTCTGGCCTGTTCTTTTATATGCGGCTCGCTATCATCAGAATATCCACATATTTTGTCAGTCAATTGTTCTGCCCAAAACTCAGGAGGGTGTCCTCCATAATTAGTAGTGGCAACTTCTACCAAGCCTAGCTCTGGTAAACCTTCTGGTGTTATCTTGTCTACCATTTATTAGGCTCTATTAAATCAAGATGACCATCATTTCTATCAATTAAAGTAGGTTTTTGATATTTTTTAGTTATTTCTAATTTGCTAACTTTAGATACTTGCAACGTATTTTCACCTTGTATAACAACTAAAGGATCTGCAAGTCTATGATAACCGTATAATTTTTGCTCTGCTGGAACGTCTGTATCTAATAATCCAGAAGTATGTGCAACTTCAACTTGCATACCGGCAGATATACATTTACTTAGCCAAAACTCTACACATCCTCTACCTGCCTCTGCAAAATGCAAATTACCTTGGTAGCTAAAATCTACTCCAAATAATTTAATATTTGATACCTCATTCCAGTACGCAAAGGCAATTGCATAAGCAACCGTATTGTTTAAATAATAACAATTAGCATCCTCTACTACTTCTTCAATTGGATATTCAACTAAACCAGGACAACGATCATCTAACTCACAAGTATATATTGGGCCTTGGTGTTCTTTTAAAAGTTTAATCATACTATCGGTTTGTCCGCCAGCATCATCAGTATCTAAAAATCTAGATGGTGGATCCATCATAAAAACTCTATCGTGATAAATAACAGAAGCTACTGCATTTATACTCCACACCTCATCAAAGTGTACCCCATGAGATTTTGCTAAGTTGTAATCAAACCAACTTTTTCCCATACCCACAATAGCAATAGTCTTGCCTTTAAGACTTTTAATTTTTTCCATTTACTCTCCTTATTTACGTAGCAGAAGATCTAAGAGAATCGTAACGATATTCATCTCTTCTTCCTCTTGCTTCTGCTTGATTCTTTAATCTTAAAACTTCTAAATTAAATCTTTGTTCATAAAGTTGCATTAAATCTGCATCACCTTTCATAAACGTATATGCCTCTACTAAAGCACCATAAAGTAAACCATTCCTAGCGTTATTGGATAACCAAGTTCCTGTAGTGTCTACAGTTAGACTGTTTGGTTTATATAAGTAATGTAATTCAACTGAATAATCTGCATCTGGAACTGGAGATACAATCAGAGTAGATCCATTATTTGATGCTGTTGATAGTTCTTTATCAAAATCAGCGTAATACAAAGGCTTTCCTCTTGCAGAAGTATCAGTAGGATCTGCATCAAACTCTCTCATAAATGTAGTGTGTTTCTTATCCAAATATTGATATGCACCTTCGCTATCTATTAATGCTAAAGAAAAACTTAATTGAAAGTCTGTTGGAGCGGTTAAATAAGTATTACCAGTTGTCAAAGATCCAGTAACATTTTTTCTAAAATAATCTAATTGTATTAGTTCAAATAATCTATCTTCAGCGTTAATAATAAAATCATTTAAGGTAGCAACAAAAGTTGTCTCCTCATTTTCTACATAATTTTGTATTAAAGTCTTTAATTCAGTTAATGTCATGATGTAGTAATTGTAACTTCACCTATTGATGCTGTCACTTTCTCAACAACAAAATTAGAAGGAAGTATAGAAGGGTTCATAAAATCATTTTGAAATATATTAGAATTTGTAACAACAACAAAACCTTCTCCAACTTCTTTGTCATTATTAGGTCTAGGTCTGTATAGGGCTTCAGGATCTGCTTTAACCGTTAAAGGCTTTAACTGAGGATGTTTAGGTTCATAACAACTTGGACAAACTTTTAAACCATTCCATTCTTCTTTTAGTTCATTAAGTTTGTATTCAAAAGCACAACGATCACATAATGCTTTAGCGAATTTACCAACCGCATAAGCCATATTAATTCATCCTTAAATTAGGTCTTATCCTAAAAGATGCTCTATCTTCATCCTGGTCTGCTGCTCTCCTAAACTCTTCTTCGTATATAGCTTTAAGTTGCGGGGTGAGTTGAGGAGACTTCTTTAGCGACAAATAATATGCCAACCCCGCAACAAAACAGGGATAAAATCTAAAAGGCATGTCCATAGTGTTTGTAGCTTTATCAGCATCATCCATTCTTACAATTTTATTAAACACCAATACATCTGTACTATTTTCTGGTGCCGGCCAAACCTTTAATACTGGAGCAGTCAACTTATCTAAAAAGAATTGTGAAGGTCTTGCCTGAGTTGTTTTATTGGGAATGTTTAAATATTCAGATCTACCTATACGGCTTATAGAAATATCTGTTTGAGTGCTATTGACGTCTCTTCTTACAACTACATCCAAAACATCTATTACGTTAGCATTTAACGTATAGTCTGTAGTTCCTTGTGTAACTGTTTGAGTTCCTTGTTCAATTGTCCATTGATTCAAACCTCTATTAGCCCATTCAGCTAACATTAAGTTTATAGATCTTTTAGCAGTTTTTAGATCGTAACCTGTTCTAAGTTCTAATCCACATCTCTCAAATGCTTCTTCTATAAACTCAGCTACATTAGGTTCAAAGTCTGTACTTCCTGAAAGTGCCATTATTCATCCTCTGCGTATAAATTATCAAAGACTCTATTTACGTCTAAAGTGTAGTCTAAATCAGATTTAGAATAATGTATATGTTGAGACGGTTTAAAGTCAGGCGCTCCTTCTCCTGTAACAAACCAAGCTGGATGTGTGGCTCTTACTCTATTATTTGGTAGTGCAACTATATTACCTGTCCATTCACCTGCATCTAGCAATTCCATAACATGACTGCTTTTGTGTTGTGCTGGGTCATCTGCTATTTCATTCTCAGCATAGTCAACCGTAAACATATATTTGGCTGGGAATATTTGACCGTCTATTTTAGCAAGCCAAGGACAAGGGGTTGCTCTATCTATTACATATACTGAATTATTATGTGAAGAACAGTCCCAAGGTTGTGCATCATGAACTGACATAGGTTTTGCAAAATCATCAACTAATGTATCTGCAACTAAAGCGGTTATTGGCATTCTGGCCCACATAGCGCCCCCATGTATATTACCCTCGTTCCAATCTTCGCAGTTGGATTCTTCTCCGGTAAATA